CGGGTGAGTGCGTATCCGCGGGCTCCGCAGCGGTTGCGCAGGTCGAGCCAGACAATTTCCGACGAACCGCCGCCGATATCGAACAGGATGACGCCGTCTGCGTCGTGATCGACGAGAGACGCGCAGCCGGCAACGGCCAGCCGGGCTTCGGTTTCCCGGTTGACGACCTCGAGCGCAAGGCCGGTTTCCGCCTTGACGCGGTCGATGAATTCCGTGCCGTTCTCCGCAGCGCGGCAGGCTTCCGTGGCAATCAGCCGGGAGCGCGCCACGCCCCGGTCCGCCAGTTTCCGGTGGCAGTTCGCCAGCGCCTCGATCGCGCGCTCCATGGCGGCGTCGCTGAGCCGCCGGTTGGAGCCGACGCCTTCACCCAACCGGACGATGCGGGAATAGGCGTCCACGACGCGAAACCCGCGTTCCTCTGGCCGGGCGATCAGCAGCCTGCAATTGTTGGTGCCAAGGTCGAGGGCGGCGTAGAGTGGCGACCCGCTGTGCCCGTTCCGGCTCCGTTCGCCGCGAAATCCGTTCCGGTTTCCATGGCGATGCTCGCCTCGTGCGCTCGGCTGACGGATGCCCGGGGTCCTGGCGTTTTGCTCCTGCGTCTCTTCCCTGCCCGCTTCAGCCGCGTGAGTTTGCGCATCCTGCGGAATGACGGCGTCGAGCGGTTGAACACCGTTTTGGGAAGCATGTCCGTTGACGGCGCCGTTTGCCGTCTGCGAGCGCCTGCGGCCGCGTCTTCTGGCAGCCTTCTTGCCTTTCAGGCTGGTGACAGGGTCCGGCGGCTGGGGTCCCGTCGGATGTCCGCCCGAAGCGGGCACCTGAGCAGCGCCGACGACGTCTCCGTCCAGCGGCTGCGGCAAAGATCGGCCACGCCGTCGTTTCTTGCGGCGTTTTCCTTGAGCGGGAGCAAGTCCATCCGTCCCTGCAGGTCCTGCCTGCGGGCCGGGTTTAGGTTCGACGGATCCGGATACAGTTTGGGCTTTACCGGGGTCCCGCTCCTGAGGCGTTCCTGCTGCAGCGGCGTGTTCCTGCGCTGCGGTCCCGCCTTTCGGGCCCTGGCCAGTCCGGCGCTTGCGGCGCCGCCTTTTCGATCCCCTGGACTCCTGCGGAGCCACGCTGTTTCCGGACACATCAGCGGTACGACGCCCGTCAGAGGGCGGTTCCTGACCTGACTGAGTCACTTTTTTGCCTTTCGAGGCCCCGGCGCACCGGCCTGAGAAGGGGCGCAGCCGAAGACCTTGTCTTTCGTTGACAAAACTGTAACAGGTTGGCCGCCGATGGAAAAGCTTTTAACCACCGGTGCAGGAACCGGTCTTTCGTGAAGCTTGCATCTGCAGGTCGTTTTCACAAAAAAGTCGGAAACGCCCCTTGCAATCGGGAATGCGATGGATGTATATGCGGCACACCCATTCGCGCCGGGCACGCAAGCCCTTTCCTATTGCCGCGAATGGCCGCTCATATCCTGAGCCCTGTTGGGGAATAGGTTAACGGTAGACCCGCGGACTCTGACTCCGTTAGTCCTGGTTCGAATCCAGGTTCCCCAGCCATTTGTTTTCTAAGCGCTTTTCCCTTTCCAAGTTCAGAACATTCCATGCCAGTTGGGTGCTCAGTTGGGAGATTTCGTTCTCCGTTCGAGCTTCCGGATGGCCGATTCACCAAGTGCCGGATCACGATTGAGATAATGCGCGTCGAGGATCGAACGCACATCCCGAAGGCTGTGACCGGTGATGGTCGCGATCTCCGCTTCGGTGCATTCAGCGATCGCCAGTCGCGTCACCGCCGTACCCCGCAGGTCATTGAAGGTCACCCCGACGATGCCCGCGCCCCGCTGTGCTTTCCCCCAGGACGAACGAAATCCGTCACTGGTCCATGGCTCGCCATCGCTGTTCACAAGGATCACTCCGACCTTTCCGCCAATGGCGTCCAACGCCGCCTTCAGAGGAGCACCGACAGGAATGACGACACGCGCCTTCGTCTTGCTCTGCTGAAGGCGGATGCACTCGCCGTCATATTGTGTCCATGCCAAACGCAGAAGGTCACCCTGACGTTGCCCGGTCCACAGAGCGAGGATCAGGGCGAGATGCAAGTGCTTGGGGGCGTGCGCCAGGAACGCGGCCTCGTCGTCATCCGACCAAACCTTATCTGCACGATTGCCCCGATACAGACGCCCCCCCTTCTCGCACGGGTTGGCGAGAACCAGCCCCCGCCCATGTGCCCAGGAGAGGCAGCGCGCCAGCACTTGCCAAGCATAGTCCGCTTGACGCCGTGAGTTTTTGGCCCGCCCGTCGCGCCACGCCATGAAAAGTCCGCGCGTGCGGCGGTCAGCCAGCGCGGAGAGCGGAAAATCGCCGAATGCCGCTTCAATTATCTTGATCAGGCGCACGTAGTCTTTCTGGGTACGCGGCGCCAAGTCGTCCCAATCGGAGCTGGCCTGAAAGCCTTGCAGAATGGACAGCAGAACACCTTGCGGTGGCTGAACCTTGCGCGCGACGGCTGCATTGTAGGCCGCAATGAACTCCGGATCACCAGGCTTTCCCGGAAGACGTGGCCCACCTTTCCACGCATACCAATAGGTGGCAGAGCTGCCGTCCGCGAGCTTCTTCTTGACCGAGTTGAGGCCTTTCAATCTAACGCGCACGATCAGCCATCCACTTGTCGAAATCGCTCTGAGGCTGAACTTCGTGCCGAGCAGAAACGATGACGATTTTCCCAGAAGGATCGATTTCGATCCGGCCCACTTCCAAACCTGCAGCTAGTGCAGCCTTAAGAGCACGGGATAGGTCTGCTTGACGAAAGGAAGCGGGCCGATTCACCATGGCCTATTCTTCTCTTCTCAACAGATCGGAGATCGCGACTATTGTTTTCCAAGTAATAGCGCGTTCGATTTTGAGATCACCGGCTTCGTCGTACTCACGAGAACCTTCGGGAAGATGGTATGCGACCTCTTCGCTGTTCCGCCGATAGTTTTCATCCGTAAAATCCAAGCTTATCGAGCCTGCAGGTACAGGGCCATGGAACCTGATTTCGATCATGTAGGAATTTGTGAATGGCAATTCCCTTAAAATCACCGCGTCCATCAACGCAGTGATTGCATCGGCAAAATTGTGGTTTTTCCCTAGAGAAATAAGCTGTGGAACCGGATCCTCTGGCAGTGTCCACCAACCACCATCGAGCTCTGTGTAGTATTCTTCTTCGTGGAGGCGCCTCGCAGCATGTGAAGATTGCAGACGCAAATAGTCCTGGACCACGGATGCCGCTGCTTCTCTTTCGAAACGTGCTCCGCCACAGGCAACTAGCAAGTGGGCTGCATCGCGAGGGGTCATCTTGGCTGCGCTAGGTCCCCGCCCCCCTTTGGTGACAAGGCCTGCTTCCCTCAAACTCCGGTAATACGTCTCAACCGTAGCTCGTGGGATTCCCAATACACGGGAAGTCGCATCAATGAGTTCACCCGAAGTTGCCATGTCATTGGGTATAACCCCTAATGGCGTTCGGGTCAACATCATCGGGTGTTGCACCCAATGGGATTGTGAGGCAAAATTCTCCCGATCACATGAAGGGAAATGGGACTATGAAAACTCTGGACTTTGATTTACCCCTCCAGTTTCTGAAATTTCAGAGAAGCGAGCTAATTCTTAAGTGGGCCAGAGATGAGCCTGCACCATCCCCCAAGGAGCTGCAGGAGGTCGCAAATATCCAACTGGCGATAATGGCAACAGAAGCCGTCATTGCGGAATTGGACGAAGGCGTTTGCTAATCTTCTCTACAAACATTTAGCAAACGCCTGCCTACTTTCAGTTATGCAGATGCCTTTTCATTCTGTTCTTCTTCAAGATGCGCAGTAAGACGAAGCTTCGCGAGATCGCTACGAACGGCTTGAAATAGCGCGACAGCTCCAGATTCTGTCATGTCGCGGCATCCAGTGTTGTTGAACATCAAGTTCAAGTGGTCGCTCCAAAAATGCATTACGCCCTCACGATGGGTGGCAAAGAGCAATTCTCCGAACCTCAAACCTGTCGTTGGCAACAACGGTCCTTGTTTGTTGGACCAAGATCCGGTCTCAGGGTCGCACTTCAACCCTTTCCTACTGAATGCGTCACGCGAAATTTCTGGACGAGGCTTCATTTTCTTTTCAGCAAGATAGGCATTTTTAGCGACGAGAATACTATTCCTAACCTCTTCACATAATTCAAATGCAGCATCTAGATGACGGGCATCTGGGTTTTCCGATTCTGGGACCGCCGGAATAGAATCAATCATTTTCTCCAGCACAAAAGTAAGCGTATCCAATCTGCTCAACTGATCTTCTAGAGGCAATTTCTCAGTGCTCATATCGACGTCCTCCGTTCGCGGAAGTAGCGAACCTTCCACGTTTGCTGTAATACTCCATTTAACGGCTATGTTGCCGGTTTAATGTATGCCTATTTCCGGCAAGGAAGCAAGATGATTATTACTCCAGCCCAGGTCCGTGCGGCGCGTGCAATGCTCCAAATTTCGAGACAAGACCTCTCGAAAGGTGCCAAGGTTGCTGAACGAACAATCTCTGATTTTGAGACGGGGCGACGAAATCCAATTCCAGCTACATTGACAGCTATTAAGACTGCACTTGAAGTTGCAGGCGTAATCTTTATTGAAGAAAATGGAGACGGCCCAGGTGTCAGGCTCAAACGGAGAGAGATCGATGGAGCTTAAAGAATTTGTTGCGGAAACACTCTCTCAGATTATCGAGGGAGTTCGCATTGCACAGCAATCCGAAGAAGGAGCCAATGTTAACGCCGCAATGGCGGGCGCCGACTTTGGCGGACATATCGTCAATGTGGGCACCTATGGTGTTGCAACGCGCGTTGATTTTGACGTCGCTGTTTCAGCCGAAACAAAAGGTGGTGCGGGCGCTAAACTCAGCGTTTTCGGCGTAGGAGTGGAAGGTGGTGCAGGTCATACGGCCGGCTCTGCCAACCGCATAAGTTTTAGCGTTCCCGTACGTTTGCCGGATGGCGATTCTGAACGCCAAAATCGCATCGAGGAAGAAGAACGAGCCGAGTCTCAACGCCGGACTGAAATGCTTCGCCGCCGCAGAACTGTGTCGAGTGGAATCTAGCTGTCAGTTTTCTTTTCTCCTCCTTGCTCTCGTTGCATGTTCATAGGACTTAGAAAGCCCTCGGCCTCATCGTCTTTACGAGGATTGAGGTTTTCAAAGCGGCGCAGATCATTGGCGGAATAGAGCCCCGTCTCGCGGCCTATCCGGTAACCCTGGAGTCGCGTCAGGAAATCCGCGCGGACCAGAAGGTCCATATCGAATTCGACCTCATGAGACTGCCGCCCGGCCTCCGAAAACAGATCACGCAAGATCGCCTGTTCCCAACGGACGAGCCACGGCTGAATTGTGCCGGCGGAGAACTGACGGCGCATCTCGACCACATTCGAGTAATTCGCGTTGGTGAGTTCATTCAGCAGCGGCGCCGGAATATTGAAGATCCGGGCGACCTCCAGGACTGCCAGGCGCCGCGCTTCGGAAAGCTCCGCATCGACGGGCGAGGAACTGATTTCCTTCCATGTCGAGCCTTCTTCAATCACGGCTATGCGGCCAGCATTCTCAGCACCGCCATAGACTGCCTGCATGCTCTCCCGGAGCGTTTTCGCAGCTTCCGGGCCAATCTGCTCCGGATGCTGCACAACGCCGCTCAGACGCGCGCCATTGCGCCAGATCGAGGCCGCGAACTGTTCGGTCGCGACCGCACCGCCAAGCGCTTCCCGCGTCCGATCGAGGCGGGAGCGCGGCGTGAATGGATCGTCCCAGCGGTCGCGGATCGTGAAGACTTCCGAGGGCAACAGACGGCGGCTACCAACCTCGTCGCTGACCAAGTACCGTATACGGCGCGTGCCGGGAATGCGCTCTATCGCAATCTGCCCCGGATGGATCGGCCAGAGCGCCACTGGAAGGCCGTCACCGCCGCGTACGATCTCCGCATAGGCCGCACCATGCACCAGGCAGTTTGCTTGCATCTGCGCAACCATCTCGGAAGGTGTTTGAAGGTCATTCGGTGCCGAAGAAAACAGCTTCGCCACCGGATGCTTTTCATCCGCTTTGCGCACGCCGTCTCCGTCCCGTTTGTAGACTAGCAATGGCAGCGAGCCGACCGCTTCGGAGATGATCGTGATTGCGGAAAACGCGGCCGCGTTCCCCTCGACTACAGCCGGGCTCACCATCTGCCCGGCCATCGTCGGAAGGCCGAACATGCCGAGAAGATCCCAGCTCGTCGGTTTCGCCCGGTTTTCGGACCTGTCCCCGAAAAGGCGTGTCCAGATACCCATCAAAGGCTCTCCATCCATTTGCGTGCCGCCGCCAGTCGAGGCGAAAGCGGCAGCCGATTGCGCGCCTGGACCATCGTTCCGTCATAGGCCGGAAAGGCAGTGACGACGCTGATTTCATGAAGGGTGACGCTGCGCAGTTCGCGTCGATCGCCGCGCCATTCCTCCCCGTCTTTGTCGACGGTAAAGGCGAAGCTCATGCCGCCGACGTCACCCCGTTCGGCCAACGCCAGAACGTCCCGGCCGTAACTTGTGTCGGGAAGGTCCAGATCGAAGGCCAGTCCCCTGGAGTCTTCGCTGATCCGGAGCGAGCCTGACCTGGTGCGCGCCAGAACCCGCTTCGTGTCGTGGTCGACCAGGGCAAGGATGTCCCTGCCCTGGTCGATGCTCGCCCGGAATGCTCCCGGCGCGATGACTTCGGTGAAGTCCGTGATCCGGGTTTCCGTACCAAAGGTGGCGGCGTAGCCTTCCAGCCGCCGGCCCTTGGCCCGGATTTCCGCGACGAATGCCCTTTGCTCGCGCGTCATGGTTACACCGCCAGGTCGTCGGCAGCGGCGAAGCTCTGGGGATGCCGCACCTGCACGTCGCAATCGCGCATCACTCGGACCTTGACTCGACCTTTTGCATAAGCGGTGCTCTCGTACGGATTGACCAGAATGTCCGTACCGGACCAGTAACCGATCAAAAGCTGCGACCAGGCACCGAACAGAACCGTTGTCGTGTCCGGAGTTCCGGATGCGACCGGAACTGCGGAACTTGCAGCCGCCGCATAACCAGCCATGGCGTTCGGAGCATCCATCAGGAAACCAGCGCCGGCATCGGAAGAAACCTTGGTGGTTGCCCGCAATGTCGCGACAGCGCGGGGATGCAGCGCCCAGCCCATGGCACCAAGGTCGGCGTCATCGGCCTGGATCGCCGAGATGAAGGCGAGCACTTCGGCCCAGGAGGGTGTTGCAAGGCTCGCGCTGTTCACGCTGCCCGTGTTGGCGACGCCAGTCGGCGTGTTCCCGGTGCCATCGCCGAACATCGCCTGAAAGTCGATTGCGTTGGCGATGACGGCCGACAGATCGTTTCGGACAAGCGCTTCGATCGACGGCACCGCATTGATCAGTGTACGCCGGGAATAGCTGGTCATCGCGCCAACGGTTTTGGGCGACAGGTTCACGTCGCCGAACGCGCCATCGGTTTCAGTGAGGGTACCATCTTCGTCGACCCACTGCGCCGTTGACGATCCGGTTTGTTTCGGAATGTCCACCGTACCGACGAGGTTGTCGAGAACAGTCGCACCGAGACGCCCCGTGATCAACGAAGCGCGGAGCCGATCGATGAAAAGGTCCGGTCGATGGGTGTTCGGTACTAGGTCCGCAGCATCGCCGGACGTTAGTAGTGTACGCCTCTCAGCGAAAAAGACCTCGTCCGGAACCGCGATGCCCTCGAACTTGCGGCCGGAACGGCGAGCAACCTCTTTAGAGATTTCGCGCTCGAATCCGGCGTCCACATCGTCACCCAGGCGTGCGGAGATGGCCTTCGTGATCGAGAAATCCCTAGCGCGTTCCTCATACTTGCCATCACGGCCGTTGCCCTGAACGACGGCAGGCGCGCGCCGCTCTGCCTCGTCCAGATCTCGAGCGCGCTGGATCTTGGTATCAAGGCCTGTGATTTCCTTCTTCAGGTCGGCGTGACGCTTTTCCTCGTCGGCGGTGTAGTCGCGGCTTTCGCCTGCGACCAGATCCGCGAGCGTCCGCATTGCCGTTACGGCCGCGCTACGCTGTTCCTGCAATTCATGAACTTTCATTTCATCTACTCCTAGCTTGTTGGGAGGTTTGGTACGCAGTACTCAGGCATTAGCCACATCGAGGCTCAGGACCCCTCTGGACTGATAGACGGAAGGTTTCTTGGGTGTGACGCGCGATGCGAGCCCCATTGCCATCGAGGCCGCAACGAGGCCGTCAATGCGGCCGTTGGCACGGTCCTTGACCAGTTTTCGATTACCTGCCGGATCCGTGACAGCGACGGCGTTGCTAACGCACATATCCATCAACGGTTGACTGGCGTGCCGGAGCTTCTTCTGAAGCACGGCGGTTTCGATTGCCGAAAGAGCCGGAGTGGCATCTTTGAAGCCCTGCCCCCATTCGACCATTTCTATTTTAATCCCGGCTTCGCCGATCAGTCGCCGGACTTCATGGATACCCCAGCGGTCGTAGGCGCAGCCCTCGACCTTGAATTCACCAACCAGTTTGGCGATGCGGTGAACCACAAAACTCTTGTCGATCGCGCGGCCGGGCGTGGTCTCCAGGAACCCTTGCCGCGCCCAAAGCTGATACGGCACGTGATCGCGCCGCTCAGCCTCTGCGAGCGTTTCGGCGGGCGTCCAGAACCAGCTCAGCA